GGTAGGTAAAGAAAACAGACAGTCAGTAATGTCTGTAGAGAACACTACCTCTGCAGGTAGAGATATAGTTACAAAAGAAGTAGAGACAGGATCAGTGGGAAGCTTAGATATCATAAACACAAATATACCACCCTGGGTTATTTTACTACTTATCTTAGGTTGGCTCTTGCCAACTCCCACAGAAATTGGTAGAGGTATAATGGATTTTATACTTCGACTGTTTGGGAGAAAAGATAATCCTAAGTACGAGAGATATAAATGAGTGTACCTGAGAGTGTCAAAGCGACAATGAAAAGGCTAGGGTTAAAAGGGGTCAACAAACCAAAGAGGACTCCTGATCACCCAACTAAGTCTCACGTTGTCATGGCATCAGAAGGTGGCAAATATAAATTGATTCGCTTTGGTCAGCAAGGAGCCTCTACTGCAGGTAAACCCAAAGCAGGTGAATCGGATAAGATGAAAAAGAAGAGGGCAAGTTTTAAAGCACGACACAGAAAGAACATTGCAAAAGGTAAAATGTCTGCTGCGTACTGGGCTAACAAAGTTAAATGGTAAAGGACTAAAGTTAATGAATAAAATAGAAATAGCTGTGATAGCAGCATGGGTAGGCTTGGCTGGATTTTTAGCAAGCACAGCATCTTACGGAAAAGATTTTTCTGTAGCAGGACAAACAGTATCAATAGGAGCATCCTCAGATCTTAACTACACAACAGGTGTAGAAGACTGGGAGTGGGAACTAACACCATCAGCAGGACTTTCAGCTATGGGTTTAGGTTTCACAATGGCTACAGACATTGACATGTTAGAGCTAGAGGATGGAGACATCTTTCAAGGACTGGACTTTACAGTAGACTACACAGTTCCTAACACAAACATCAGTTTGTACACTGAAGTATCAACAGACTCAGACTTAGAGTTTGGTGACGTCACAATAGGGGCTACTGTCAGTTTCTAATGTGGATAGCTTTTTTGCTTCTCTGTGCTACACCTGCGTCAATATCCTGTGAGGTGATGGTAAAAACAACAGCAACTTTTCCAACAGAAGAAGCATGTATTAAAGAAGCTTTTATTGTAGCTAGGTATTTTCAACAACAGGGATACCTAGCCATACCAGAGTGTCAAAAGATTGAAATGGGAGTTTCACTATGAAGATAATAAAATGGATGTGGAGATATTTTAAAAGAATAGGTTGTGCAATTTTAAACAAAAATTGTGGACCTAATTGTAACTGCAAGGCGTAGAGAAATGGCTTTATCAAAAGGTAATAAGAAAAAAGTAAAAGGTGTTATAAAAGGTTTGAACAAAGCCGTAAAAACACACCAAGGTCAAGCAAAGACTTTAAAAGGTATAGTTGGTAATGGCAAAGCGAAAAGACCCAAAAGTAGGAACAGGTAAAAAACCAAAGGGGTCTGGACGTAGACTATATACGGATGAGAATCCGAAAGATACGGTATCTATAAAGTTTGCTACTATGGCAGACGCAAAAGCTACAGTAGCTAAAGTAAAAAGATTAAAGAAACCTTACGCAAGAAAAATCCAAATATTGACCGTAGCAGAACAACGTGCTAAAGTCATGGGCAAGACAGCGATAGCAAATGTCTTTAAACAAGCTAAAGCAGAATTGCGAAGGAAACACAAAAAAGATGGCGTATCTACAAAGTAACATACCCTACTTCAAAGCATGGGTAAGAAGAGAATACACAAAGAATATGCAGGAATATCATGGAGACTTCCTGCACTGTATGGTGGTAGCAGTGACTACCATGCCAAACAGAACACTAAGTTTTCAAGTCATATTCACAGGCTTTGAGTCTGACGAAGATGACAGCCCTAACATACATGGTGGTGCAATGTGGGCAAGGATGCCACTGACTGCACTTGTAGCCGATACACCATTAGAGGATTGGCCTACGGAGTTGCCACCATACTTAGCACAACCCTGGGATTGCATGTCTCACGATCACTCTGTGTACGTTATAAACAGAGCAACCCCTGCTCCTTGGATAGCTAAAATAGATAACGAGTTTTATCCTGCAAAGTACTACTTCACTGTTGACTACACAAACAACGAAGTTGCGGATGACCCTGCACAACACAAACAGTCTCACGTTTTAGAGTTGTTAGATGCAGGTGAGTACACAGGTAACATAGTTGCGTTACCCAATAATAGAGTGAGAGTAACTCACCCTGCTTGGTTTGAAACTGGAGAAGGTGCACCTGATTTTAAACCTAATCAAAACATCTTTAACTCTAAAGAAGATGTTGAATATATTTGGGATACGGAACGTGTCTTTAACAATTTATACAAGGAGTAAACCTAATGGTTAGAAAGATGAAGAAAAAAGGCATGGCTAGAGGCGGCATGAAAAAGAAGGGTGCAGCCAGAGGAGCAGCCATGATGAAGAAAAAGAAAAAAGGTATGGCTCGTGGTGGCATGAAGAAGAAGGGTGCTGCAAGAGGAACCATGATGATGAAGAAAAAAGGTGCTGCTAGAGGTGCTGCCATGATGAGAAAAAAAGGCATGTCTAAGGGTGGTGCTACAATGACACTAGCAAAACTTAGAGCAGCAGCAAAAGCTAAAGGTTACAAATTAGTTAAAATTACCTGATCAATTCACACATATAAAGGTGATGAAAAATGGCTAAAACAAGAGCACAACAAGCTGCTATTGCAATCTCTAAGAAGAAAGCAGGAACAAAGCCAAAGGTAAAAGCATATTCTAAAGGTAGCACAGTCAATAAAGCAGGTAACTACACTAAACCAACTATGCGTAAAAACCTATTCAACAGGATTAAAGCAAGTGGTAAAGGTGGCTCACCTGGACAATGGTCTGCGAGAAAAGCACAGATGTTGGCAAAACAATACAAAGCCAAGGGTGGGGGGTATAAATAATGAAAGCCCCCCAGAAAAGCTTAAAAGACTGGACAAAACAAAAGTGGCGCACAAAGAGTGGAAAGCCTAGTGCTAAGACTGGGGAAAGATACTTACCCGAAGCTGCTATAAAGTCTTTGTCTCCCTCTGAATATGCAGCAACCACAAAAGCTAAACGTGAGGGAAAAGCAAAAGGTAAGCAGTTTGTAAAGCAACCTAAAAAGATTGCAGATAAAACAAGAAAATTTAGAGCTAATGAGGGTGGTATGGCTAAAAAATTTCCAGACTTAACAGGTGACGGTAAAGTTACCCAAGCAGATATACTAAAAGGCAGAGGTGTAAATCTAAGAAAAGGTGGTATGCCTAAGAAGAAAGGTTACGCCAAGGGTGGCAAAATGGTAGACATGCGTAAAACAGGAATGTTTTATGGTGGTATGTCCAGAAGAGGCAAGTAACAATGGCTGTAACACTGCGTAAATATTTAAACAATCAGCTTAAAGCAAAAGGTCTGACTCTTACCCAGGCTAAAAAGAACGCAGGTAAATACAAAAGTATTGCTGCAGCCAAGAAAGCAGGATCACTTTACTACACAGATAAAAATGGTAAAGTGATGGCTGCTGTGTACGCAGAGGATCTTAAAAAGCCACTCAAACCTATTAAACCTAAACCACGTCCAGGCTCTACAAAAAGTGTTTTAAACGCTGAAGAAATTGCAGAAGTAAAAAGAGCAAACAAAGAATTATCAACAAGAGAAATTAAAAGAATTGTTGAAGGTGCTTTGACAAAAGCAGAAGCTAAAAAAAGAGTTAAAGATTACTACAGTAGTTTAAAGAAAAATAAAAAACCTAAAAAAGTTTTACTATTTATTGCAAACCCAGGTGCTGCTGCTGCAGGTCAGTATAAAGGCGGTATGACTAGAAGAAAGAAAGTTAAAAGATGAAAATAGAAGGTGATAAAGTAATAGATCAATATGGTGCTGTTTTAGCAGAGTACGTGCATGGAGAGTGGCACTCTAAAGACCCTGCTGTTTTAGAGTTTGTAAAGAACGAACCAACAGAACCTAAACCAAAAACTAAAAGAGTTCGTGCTAGAAATTCAGATGGCACACTGAAGGGTGATGATCCCTCTACCCCTAATGTCAACGAAGCCTGGATGCCAGAGTCGTAACTCTAACATAATTTAAAAAAAATATGGTGAGTGCTTTGGGAGGAGGCTCGTGGACCCAGTTACAATAATCGGTGGTGCAACTGTTGCCTTCAACGCCTTGAAAAAAGGCTTTCAAGTAGGTAAAGACCTCCAAGATATGTCAGGACAGTTGACCCAATGGGCAGGTGCGATGAGTGACCTGTCCTTCATGGAACAGAAAAATAAAAACCCTCCCTGGTGGAAAGCGTTAAACGGACAGTCTGTCGAGGCTGAAGCTTTAGAAATTTTTACAGCTAAGAAAAAAGCTGAAGCCATGAGAAAAGAGCTAAAGGACTGGATCAGTTTTAGCATGGGGCCATCCGCATGGGATGAGCTTGTGGCTACTGAGGGTAGAATACGTAAACAGAAAAAAGAACAAGAGTATCGTAAAGCTGAGTTACAAGAGGCTATTATAACCTGGGGCGTAACAGGATTATTTTTAACTACAGGTTTGGGTATTTTTGGTTTTATAATTTATATGGTGAACTAAATGGCTAGAAACTTAACCGAAAAACAACAAAAGTTCCTTGATGTTTTATTTGAAGAGGCACAAGGAGATCCTGTACAGGCTAAGAAACTAGCAGGATACGCTGATGGTGTAGCCTCTACACAAATAGTAAACAGTCTTACAGACGAGATTGCAGAGCTTACAAAAAAATTTATAGCACAGTCTTCAACCAAAGCAGCCTACACAATGTTTTCTGTTATGTCAGATCCTACAGATCTAGGTGTAAAAGAAAAAATGTTAGCAGCAAAAGACATTCTAGATCGTGCAGGATTTACTAAAACAGACAGGGTAGAAGTAAAGACATCAGAGCCTTTATTTATTTTACCTGCTAAAGATGATGAGTAAAAGAGCTACAACAGCAGACCACCCAACCAAAGTTGACTGGCAGATACCACTACAAGGGGAACTAGGAGAGTGGTATCCTGTTATAAGAGTAGGAAGACACGTACCCTTTGGTTACAAACAGGATGAAACAGATCCAGATCTACTAATACCTATCCCTGAAGAGTTAGAGTTACTAGAAAAAGCTAAACTCTTTCTTCAAGAGTACAGCACTAGGAAGGTAGCGGCCTGGTTATCTAAACAATCTGGTAGAGAAATATCACATGTAGGGTTATACAAACGTGTCAGAATGGAAGAAAAAAGGCGTAGAGCTTCCTCAAACTACAAGCAGTATGCCAAAAAATACAAAGAAGCGGCAAGGAAGAGCCAGAAAATCGAAGAGAAAAGGATCGGTGGTAGAAACACCAGAGATCTTAACGAAGACGAAGACTACATCTCACTCGAACCTGGAGAACGATGCCCTTTCTGTGGACAAACCAGAGGTAATATTTGAGCCTAATCCTGGTCCACAAACCAAGTTTCTAGCTTCAACAGAACAAGAGGTACTATACGGAGGAGCAGCAGGTGGTGGTAAATCGTATTCGATGGTGGCTGATCCAGTTAGATACTTTACGAATCCACATGCACGAATGTTACTTGTTCGTAGGAGTACAGAAGAGTTACGAGAACTTATTTCTGTAAGTAAGCAGCTTTACCCAAAGGCTGTTCCAGGAATAAAGTTCATGGAAAGAGATAAGACTTGGGTAGCACCCAACGGTGCAACACTCTGGATGTCGTATCTTGATCGTGACGATGACGTTATGAGATATCAAGGTCAAGCCTTTAACTGGATAGGCTTTGATGAGTTAACCCAATGGCCCTCCAGTTACGCTTGGTCCTACATGAGATCAAGGTTACGTGCTACAAAAGCAAGTGGATTGCCACTCTATATGAGAGCGACTAGCAACCCTGGGGGGCCAGGACATCAGTGGGTACGAAAACATTTTATAGAACCCAGTCCTCCAGGAAATGCTTTCTGGGCAACTGACGAAGAGGGTGAAATAATTAAATGGCCTAAAGGTCATAGCAGAGAGGGAGAACCTCTATTTAAAAGAAAGTTTATACCTGCAACTCTGTTTGATAATCCCTACCTCTCTGAAGATGGGATGTACGAAGCAAACCTTCTATCTCTTCCTGAACACCAGAGGAGACAACTACTAGAAGGTGACTGGGATATAAACGAGGGTTCAGCATTTCCAGAGTTCAACAGGAAGATACACGTAGTTGACCCCTACGATATACCTTCAAACTGGACTCGTTTTAGAGCCTGTGACTACGGATACGGATCTCACACAGGCGTTGTATGGATAGCAATAGTTCCAGGGTCTGAACAGCTAATTGTCTACAGGGAGTTATATGTTTCTAAGATCATAGCGACTGACTTGGCTGACATGATCCTGGAATTGGAAGAAGGAGAAAAAATAAGGTACGGTGTTTTAGACTCTTCACTCTGGCACAAAAGAGGTGACACTGGCCCTAGCCTAGCAGAGCAGATGATCATGAAAGGATGTAGGTGGCGTCCTGCAGATAGATCAAGAGGCTCACGAGTAGCAGGTAAAAACGAATTACATAGAAGACTACAAGTAGATGAGTTTACAGAGGAACCCAGGCTTGTCATATTTAATAGCTGTACGAATCTTGTCTCTCAATTACCGTCTATACCTTTAGATAAAAAGAACCCTGAAGACGTAGACACCAACTCAGAAGATCACCTGTACGATGCCTTGCGGTACGGTGTGATGACTAGACCCAGAAGCAACTTATTTGATTTCAACCCAGACTCTCAACGAACAGGGTTTCAAGCATCAGATCCCACATTTGGATATTAAGGATTAACTAATGGAAGAAGATGATATCTTTGAATCAGACGAACTTTACATGGATGAAGAGGAATCCTCTTTTGTAGAAGATAAAGAAGATGCTGATAGTAGTAGAGATGAAAAGGTAGGAACAGTAGTAGGTCTTGTCGAGGGCAAATTCTACAAGGCTGAGAAAGCTAGATACACTGACGAACTACGATGGATCAGAGCCTATCAAAACTATCGTGGTGTGTACGGATCAGACGTACAGTTTACATCTACAGAAAAGTCTAGAGTATTTGTAAAAGTAACTAAGACCAAGGTTCTTGCAGCCTATGGTCAGATTGTAGATGTACTCTTTGGTTCTAACAAATTTCCTATATCTATCAACCCTACTGTTTTACCAGAGGGTATATCAGAGTCTGTAAACTTTGAGACTGACAGCAACATGCGTAAAGCTCAAGAGTCTGACGGTGCGTTACCGCAAGATGATACAAGACTACAGCCTGGTGAAACAATCATTGATTTACGAGAAAGACTTGGAGCACTACGTAACAAACTAGAGCCTGTGCAAGATCTTATAGAAGATGGTCCAGGAGTAACTCCAAGTAAAGTTACTTTCCATCCTGCTATGGTTGCAGCTAAAAAGATGGAAAAGAAAATACATGACCAACTAGAAGAGTCAAATGCTAGAAAGCAGTTACGCATAGCAGCATTTGAAACTGCTCTGTTTGGTACAGGTATTATGAAGGGTCCATTTGCTTACGATAAGGAATACCCTTCTTGGTCAGAGGATGGTGAGTACACACCCACAATTAAAACTGTACCACAAACATCTAGCGTAAGTATCTGGAACTTTTATCCTGACCCAGATGCTAACAACATGGATGAGGCAGAGTACGTAGTTGAGAGACACAAGATGTCTAGATCTCAAATGCGTGGGTTAAAGAAAAGACCTTTCTTCAGATCAAACGCTATTGATACAGCTATCAGCATGGGAGAGTCCTACTCTAAAGAGTGGTGGGAACAAGTCATGGAAGAGGCTGATCAAGAAACAAAAGCTGAGAGATACTCAGTGTTAGAGTTTTGGGGATATGTTGACACAGACCTTTTACAAGAATACGACATAGAGATCCCCAAAGAATTAGAGAACCAAGATCAGGTTTCCGTAAACATCTGGGTTTGTAACGGACAAGTGTTACGTCTTGTTATGAATCCATTTACTCCTTCTATCTTACCATACTACGCAGTGCCTTTTGAGGTAAACCCTTACTCATTCTTTGGAGTAGGCATTGCAGAAAATATGGATGATACACAAAATCTTATGAACGGATTTATGAGAATGTCAGTAGATAACGCAGCATTGTCTGGTAATCTACTTATAGAGGTAGACGAGACTAATCTCGTCCCAGGGCAAGACCTCTCTGTGTATCCAGGCAAAGTGTTTAGGAGACAAGGAGGGGCACCTGGTCAAGCTATCTTTGGAACTAAGTTCCCGAATGTATCTAACGAGAACATGCAGATGTTCGACAAAGCAAGAGTGTTAGCAGATGAGTCAACAGGTTTCCCTTCTTTCGCTCATGGTCAAACAGGCATACAAGGAGTGGGTCGTACTGCTTCTGGTATTTCTATGCTTATGTCTGCTGCCAACGGTAGTATACGTAACGTTGTTAAAAATATAGATGATTATCTGTTAGCACCACTAGGTAGAGCTTTCTTTCACTTCAATATGCAGTTTGACTACGATGATGGTGTAAAGGGTGACTTGTCTGTAAAGGCTGAAGGAACAGAAAGCTTGATGGCTAACGAGGTTCGTAGTCAGAGACTTATGCAGTTTCTTGGTGTTGTACAGAATCCAGTGCTTGCACCTTTTGCTAAAATGGATTATATTATCAGAGAGATTGCTAAGTCTATGGATCTTGATCCTGA